GGCCATTGAGAATAAATTGCAGAGACCCTATTTTCCTAGCAACAGACATCCACTTGGTGATCCCTGGGGCCCGCTTACCGAACCTAACTTTATAAAAGCAGAATAACCAGTGGCGGACCAGCAAGGAGGAATAGTTCACCCTGCCCATTCCTAACCCAAACACTGTAGGGTCAAGAAAATCATAAGCAGTGCGGCGGACCACCCTCACTGCTTCAGCCTCTGTCACGATCTGATTACTGCCCACAAGCAAATCAATGGGCCACGAAAGCTGATCTTTCAGCTTATCCTGGATAGTTCGCATATAACCATAATTGAAGATTTGTGGGTTAAGGAAGTCTGGCACCAGTGCTAATGTCCCAAGAAGAGTGTCACCTAATGTGACAGACCCATAATGCAGTGGGACCCCTTTGTGTTCAGCTTCCTCTAGAAGGTCAGATAATTCCTTCTCTGCATGTCCTTCATGGCCTTTGTTGGAATACCAGGCAGCCATCACCTGCTTGTAAGTTGGTATTGGGGTGGGCCTAGCCAAAAGTCCCCTGCGAAGGGATGATGACCTGGTTAAGATGGTCTTGATTTCATTGTAAATATCTGGGTGATGAGCCGTCAAGCTCATATATGAAATCAAACGTCGGGCTCTATACACTGGATCAAACGTGACCAGAGGAGCCACCATCTTCCCAACCAACTTTTCCTTATTATGCCAGACAATCCTTGAAGGGACCTTCAACCCTAATTGTTGGAAATCCTTCATGTCTTGTCTATTAGGCTTCCGTGAAAACTTAGAAAGAAATTCAATCTTTGAAAGCGGTTTAGACACCATGTTATTTGTGACCCCCCATCGTTTCATGACCTTCTGAATGTTAGTCATGTTCCAAGTGGGTGGTTTTGTCGCAAGCACAGACAATACATGGTCGTCCCCATAACACGACAACTCATTGAAATGTTTAAATTCACGTGCACTAAGCCCAGTTAATTCCCTCCATGCCATAAGGTAAAGGGTGACCAGTGCTAATGAATTATCAGTCGTGGTGGATGAATGGCCCGTTGTTAACCCTTCCCCTTTGGCATAAATATTGCCAGTGGATGTGGTATTCAGGGCCTGATGCTTCACCATGATGTAATTAACATCAATGAGTTCGCAAATCCTTTCATAGTCCTTGTGATGCTCAAATCCTTTC